ATAGATCCTCTTAAGGATAAATACTCATCCAAGGACATTTACGAGTGTGCTGATGAATGGGTTTCCAAAGGACATAAAATTTCTGGTGGTATAACTGATTACTTTCATGCATACTTCAGCAAACATGCGGGACAAGAAAGCAGCTAAAAAGTTATTAAAAAGGGCAAAGAAACATCCTGACTGGTATACAGAAAAGGATATTTACTATGCTAAAATGATTAGAAAAGAGGAGAAAAGAAGAAAACATGACAAAGAAAAAAGTGAATCTAATCTCAGTAACACCTGATGCTGAGAAACATATTGCTTATGTTGCTAGGGTAAGTAACCCAAAGAACCAAAATAATGATAACTTTGCTGGACTATTAAAGTACTGCATCAAGCATGGTCATTGGAGTATCTTTGAGCAAGCCTTTATGACTCTTGAGATAGAAACTACAAGAGGTATTGCTGCTCAAATATTAAGGCATAGAAGTTTCACTTACCAAGAGTTCTCTCAAAGGTATGCTGATAGTAATCTCTTAGGTGAGATTGAATTGCCAGAACTTAGAAGACAAGACACTAAGAATAGACAGAATAGTATTGATGATTTAGATCCTGAAGTAGTAGAGAAATTAAATAAACAAATGAATACCCTTTTCAGTTCTGCATTATCATTGTATAATCAGATGTTAGAGAAAGGTATAGCAAAAGAATGTGCAAGGTTTGTATTACCTCTTGCTACTCCTACCAGAATCTACATGTCTGGTTCAGCACGTTCTTGGATTCATTATATTAATCTACGTTCAGGGCATGGAACTCAGAAAGAACATATGGATATTGCTAATGAATGCAAGTCTATTTTTGTAGAACAGTTTCCATCTGTAGCAGAAGCTATGGAGTGGGAATAAATAAATTTACACATATTTACAATTATGCCTACCTACCCTGTGAAACATAAAGAAACTGGAGAGGAGAAAGAACTTTCCATGACTATGGCTGCTTATGATGAATGGAAAAAAGAGAATCCAGACTGGGATAAAGATTGGTCAAAGGGTTGTGCTAGTGCATCACGTGAGTTTAAGTGGACAGGAGAAGCAGCATCTAGTGGATGGAATGAAGTATTAGATAGAGCATCCAAACAACCTGGTGCTAATGTCCGTAAAAACCGCGATTATAGTTTCTAAGTATGGCAAGAAAGAAAGCAAACTCAGGTATCAGTACTAATCCTAGTGGGATGAGTAGTAGAGTCATGAAAAGAAAGAAACCAATCAATCTTGATTTTTTCAAAGAGATCAAACCCCTTACTCCTAATCAGGAAAGGTTCTTTGATCAGTATGATGAAGGTAAGAACCTAGTAGCATATGGTTGCGCAGGTACTGGTAAAACCTTTATCACTCTTTATAGAGCATTACGTGATGTCTTAGATCCTAAAACACCTTATGATAAGGTGTATATTGTAAGGTCACTGGTTGCTACTAGGGAGATAGGATTTCTTCCTGGTGACCATGAAGACAAGTCATGGTTGTATCAGATACCTTACAAGCATATGGTAAAGTATATGTTCCAGATGCAGGATGATGCTGCATTTGAAATGCTTTACAGTAACTTAAAGGCACAGGGTACTATTGATTTCTGGAGTACATCTTTCATAAGAGGTACTACTTTTGATAATGCTATTATAATTGTTGATGAGTTCCAAAATTTAAACTTCCATGAACTTGATTCTATGATTACAAGGATTGGAGAGAACAGTAAGATTATGTTCTGTGGTGATGCTAAACTTGAACTTGGTATGGAGTAGTAATGTTTAATCATGTTGATCTTGATCTTCCCTCTTTAGATAGAGAAACTATAGATGGTGTTAGATATTATGATATTCCTGGTGAATCTAAATTAGTATCCATTACTTCCATTACCAGTTGGATTAATCGTGAAATCTTTCGTTCATGGAGAGCAAGAGTAGGTAATGAGGAGGCAGATAAAGTTACCAAGGCTGCTACTAGTCGTGGTACTGATATGCATACTCTTACAGAAAATTATCTTTTGAATGAAGAATTGCCTACAGTTCAACCTCTTTCTGAGTTTCTTTTTAAACAATCAAAACCTCAGTTAGATTTAATTAATAACATACATGCAATTGAGAAACCTCTTTATAGTCTTAGACTAGGAGTGGCAGGAACAGTTGATTGTATTGCTGAGTATGAGGGAGAACTTGCTGTCATAGACTTTAAGAGTTCTAAGAAACCTAAACCACGTAAATGGATAGACCATTATTTTGTACAGTGTGCTGCTTATGCTTGCATGTTATATGAGATGAAGGAGATTCCAGTTAAAAAATTTGTAATCATTATGTCCTGTGAGAATGGAGAAGTAAAAGTTTATGAAGAGCGTAATAAAGCAAAGTACATTAAGTTACTCTCCGAATATATTGGAGAGTTTGTTAACTTCAAGTTACAAGAATATGGCAAAGCCTGAAGGTAAAAAACTAGATGAGCTAATAGAAAATAAATTCTATTGTGCTAAAAGATTTACAGAAGCAATTGAGAATATTGCTGTAGAAAATAAAGGCATGAGTTATGTTGATGCCATAGTTCATTTCTGTGAAAAAAATAATTTAGATGTAGAATCAGTACCTAAGTTAATTACAAAACCATTGAAAGAGAAACTTAAATGTGAAGCAATGGAATTAAATTTACTTAAGAGAACATCTCATGCTAAACTTCCTATATGATTAAAGTGAATCCTTTTGAAACTTATAAATCCTATCTTGGACTGAAGAATCATTTTACAAAGGATAAGTATGACTACCGTAAGTATTGTGGTAAGTCTAGAGCATCTATCAATTCTTTTTATAGAAGAAAGGATAGATTTTTCTTTGAGAAATTGAGTAGACAGAAATCAGATGGAGAGGTAGTAGATTTTTTTGTATCTAATTTTGTTTCTTGTGATGATCCTCAGTCCTTATGGATTGGAGAGATCATGAAGAATGGTGAGAGGAATTATAATAGTTGGAAGAAGAAAGTTCAATCACTTTCTTATGTCTTTAAGCAAGAGGTGGAGGAATTATTTTCTAATAAAGAATTTGATAGTGTGTTTAAGATAGAAGGTAGTAGACATCCTATTTTAGTGAAGGAACATTTGCAAAATAATATATCATTAGAGACTTTAATATTACTTGATAAGATACTAGGATTTAAAAAAGAGTTTGATAAAAAGTTACCAGATCCAGTGTGGAAGTTTCTTTCTATGAGGATAGAAAAGTACAATACCTTCCTAAATATAGATGTATTCCGTTATAAAAAAATTCTAAAAGGGATTGTTTCTAAATGAGTTTCTTTGATTCAGAAATAGTACAAGAAGAGATGAAAGAGATACAGACTTTACAAAATAAAGTTTACTCTAACGTCTGGACTTTTGCTGATATGAATAATAAAGATAAGCGTGAACATATTGATGATCTTGAAAGACTGTTGCACAAACAACAGATTCTTTACAAAAGAGTCAGTTTGTCTAATGATCCTAATGCAATGGCAATGAAGAAAAATATTATGGAGAGTGCTGAAATGTTTGGGTTTCCCAAGAATGGTGATCTCTCTTTAATGTTTGGACAAATGAATAAAGCAATTGGTGAAATGAAAAAACAACTTGACAGGTCATAGACTTGTTGATATAATAACTGGGTACAAATAAGCCAAATACAACCAATACGAGGTAATACGAATGGGTTTTTCAGACCTTAAGAAGCAAAGTTCTTTGGGCTCCTTAACTAGTAAGTTAGTTAAAGAAGTCGAGAAGATGAATAACACAGGTGGTAGCAACACTGATGACCGTCTTTGGAAACCAGAGATGGACAAGAGTGGTAATGGATATGCTGTTATTAGATTCCTACCTGCACCAGATGGAGAAGAACTCCCTTGGGTAAAGTTATTCTCTCACGCATTCCAAGGACCAGGCGGATGGTACATTGAGAATAGTCTAACAACAGTTGGACAGAAAGATCCTGTAGGTGATTTAAATAGATCCCTATGGAATAGTGGTAATGAATCAGATAAAGATACAGTACGTAAGCAAAAGCGTAAGTTATCTTTCTATGCTAACATCTATGTTGTAAAAGATCCTGCCAATCCTCAGAATGAGGGTGGAGTTTTCCTTTATAAGTTCGGTAAGAAGATCTTTGACAAGGTAATGGAAGCAATGCAACCAGAGTTTGAAGATGAAACACCAATTAATCCCTTTGATTTTTGGGCAGGTGCTAACTTTAAGTTGAAGTTGCAGAAGAAGGATGGTTTCTGGAACTATGATAAGTC